CTTTCATAGTAGCATGGGCCGTGCTGGCTGTCAAGCTACCTACGTCAGCGTTTAGAAGTGTTCCTGTGGCCCTGGAATACACATCATCGAGGGCACTCTTGAACACAGAATTATTCAGAAGCTCCTGGGCTTCCGCCGCCCGCTCGTCAACCTGTAGGTCCGATAGGCGGGGCTTCCCCCTCAACCGGTCCAGGGTTTCCTTGTCGTCCATTTGCTAACCCCATAAGTTGTTGGGCGTACTCTGGGACGGGAAGTGGCGACGGCTCGGCGAACGTCTGGGGGGTGTTTTGAGCCGCCACCTCTTCCTCGTCCACGGCATCCGCCATCGCATCCGCTTCGATTTTGGCTGCATCGAGAATGCCGCGAACCATCATTTCGTCCCTGCGGAAGTCATCGTCGACCCGCAGCTTGCGATCATCGTAATTAGACTTGGAGATAGCCGTCGCCATATTTACGCGGTTCTTTTCCATCTGCGACTGAGCGAGTAGCGTTGCCGCATCCGGCTCCTTCGGAGTTTCCGCGATCGCTTTGACTGTCTCCTCACTGATTTCACGGTAGTATCTGCCTACGTTCTTGACGTTCGCGATGGCCAAAATATCAGTGAGGGTATTTCGGAATTCTTGGATGCCGCAGAGCGGATTCTCGACACCGAATTGAGTCATGATGGCTGTCTGCGTCTGCTTCACGTCTTGCAGAACCATAAGCCGAGTCATGTCCGAACCCTTCCCAAGGGTCGGGTTGATAGAAATCTTCATCGAGGGGTCGAAGGTAGATGGGTTGACATTCTCCCACTTACCGCGGAGTTGAATCGTGCGTTCCTGATTGGGGTGGTTAACAATCTCCCGGAGCAGCCCCTTAAACAACTGCTTCATCCCGGTTTCCGCGAGGATGCGAGCGCACAGTTCGATGCGTTCTTGGGCACCCTGAACGATCGCATCAATCCCGGTAACGTTGGTGGACTGCAGCGCCTTCGGGTCGAGGCCCTTGGAGGCATCGTTGAGGCCCGTTCGGGATATTCGGAGCCTCTCCATCACGTCGAACATTTGGAAAACAGGTTGACCCACGAACTGGTGGGTTATCGACATAACCGCATCGCTCGGAGAACCCATGGTACGAATTGGAGCACCAATTTCGTCATTAAGAACATCGTCAGTATTGGTGGTGGTCTGGTTGAACACCGTCCGAGGCCAAATGGACTGCGCAAGAGAGTCCAAAGAACCCCGGAGCATATTCGTCTTGATGACCTGGATATCTTTTACCAGATCAGCTGGAGTATCGCCCACCAAAGTATGAGGCTCAGGATCAGGGCACCAAACAGCGAAGTTCGCGTACTGCACAATTTCGTCGTAGATGATGTGGTGTTGGTCCCCAACGGTGTGGATTTCTCGGAGTTCGGAGATTCCGTCGCCATCTTTGTCGATCCTGATGAAGTAACAGCCATACCGAATATCCCAGGCATCGGTGGGGTCGCCTTCGTCCAGCCCCGAATTGCGGAAGATGCGGTCAGTGGAATAGCTGCTGACCGGAGAATTTATGAAATCAACTAGTTCCTCCGGGTCATACCCCATTTCGATCAGTTCCGACACGTTCACGATCTGGTCGTGACCAATTAGGGGCGCATTATCGACGTCCTTAGCCTTTCTGGACACTCGGAATTCATCCAGCGGCACCGATACGATCTTTACGGTAGGCTTCGACTTTACGAAGCGAATCCGGAGCGAATGGAGAGTGCCGGGGTGGTCGTGAGAAGGCTCGGCAGCCAGCACCTCTACGCTCGGGTTCTCGCTGACCAGGTATTGGACCTGCTCCTGAGTTACGTTGGAGAACTCCTGCTCGGTCACTTCCTCGCTTTGGTCTGTGTACCAACGCATGACGCCCGTTTTGCACCGCAGAGCGTCTTTAATAATATCATGGAGTAGCAAAAATCCCTCGTTGTCCTCCCACAACACGTAGTTAAGGTAGTCCGTGCACTGCTTGGCCATTTCTTCTTGGCCTTGGTGGTTCGGGACACAATTGGCAACGCGCTCGGATGAGGTAAAGATGCGGATGAGAGAGGGCAGAATAGCCATAACGGTATCCCGGAAGTCCGTGGAGACTGCCGTCGACTTACCTTCGCCCTCTGATGCTGGTGTTTCACCATAGAAGAACTCCAGATTTTGCTCGCGAGCGGGTCCGAGAGTGCTTTCTTCAAAGCTTTTGGCGTCGTCGATCACCGCGCGAACTGCGGCGGCGTAAACAGTATCGTCCGGATTTTCCGGATCAACGTTGATATCTGCTTGAGCACCCACCACATCGTTGTTGAATACTCTTTCGAGTAGTTCTGCGGGTGCCGTCGAGTCGCCATTCAGCCCAGGGGTTACAACGTTCATCGCACCCTCCTAGAGGACCCACTATCTAGCCGTTTGAGATTCCTCCGGAGCGCCCCGGAGCCAATTCCGATCACATTGCTGCCCCCGATCATCGGGCTAATCATATTCAGCGCCACGCAGCCAATTCGGAGCGCGTCGGAAGGATGCGTTGCCCACCCCGCGCGTGCGGAATGATCCGGCTTACCTAGGGCTGTTTTGTGGTAGTTGCGGAGGGCCATGATTCCGGCCTCGCACTTAACTTTATCAAACCACATACTGCGAAGCGTCGCACGTGTCGCGGATATCCCGTCTTCAACCGAGTGGATCGGACACACAAAGACGTTCGGTAGCATGTTATCCAGGACTTCCTTCCTAGATACTCCGGTCCCCAATTCCCGGACTTTAATGTCGTGGGGTAGAACGTGGCAGCCATAAGCATATGGTTTAGACTTGATTTGGGCAGCATAATACTCGAGACCTTTTCCGGTACCCTGGAAGAAATCAATGGCGTGTAGTTCTCTTCCGCAGCGTTGCAAAAACCAAATGCAGGTTTCATCGTCGACGCCCAAATCCCAGGCGGTGAATACCAGCGCGTTAGGATCGTAAGGAACTCCAGTAATCTGTCCCATAAGCTGAATGTCGTTGAGAACCTCGCCGTAATAGCTGCCTTCAATCGGCGCATCGAATGAGCACATCATTTCGCGGGCGAACTCGTCCGCCGTCATATCCTTTGTCATTTCCCGAACTTCGTCTTCGGCCAGCGCGTCGGTCTGATCTACAGGAATACTATAGAGGTCCCATCTATCAGTTTCTTTTTCGGCGCGCTTTTTAAGTTCGTGAAAGTGGTCGTCCCCGTTGGAGGTCCCAGATATGACCGCCCATCCCTCATAATCAGCAAGGCAAGGGCGAATGACACTCCCGAGCATAGAAGGATTAAGAAGTGGGTATTCATCAGCAACCACTCCGTCGAAGTAAAGGCCTCGCATCCGTTCATAAGCGGCACTCCCGCCGTAAAGATTAACCATAGCGCCATTCGGAAGTACAATTTGTAAATCGCCTTCAACGACCTTTACTTTCGGCAACGGGTTCGTGTAGTGCTTGTAATAATTCCACACCAAATCTTTGGCCTGTGCAAAGCTGGGACCAATGTAAGCATATCGAGGCGGCGGAAATGTTCGCGTGTTTTCCAACGCTTTTTTAATCACTTCATTACATAACGCAACCGTCTTTCCTGCTCGTCGGTGCGCTACAACAAATCTCCATCTCTTGTTAGAGGCATGCATCGATCTGAAATGCTCGCGTGGCACATACGGAATAGTAACTCTAGGAGGTTCTTGCTCTTTTAGAGCTACATCCACCACAATACCGGCTCCTTATTACCTTTAGAATCGTTCTCGGAGGACGGAACCACTTGTAAATTCCAAGGAACGTGCAAACCGCAGCTATATTTACCATTCAAAGGCCAAATGTGGTCTACAGAATGAGGTATCCCGGTTTCGTCAGTCCGTTTGCGCGCCTCGTGGTATACTTCTTGGATTTTTCGCCATATGCCCGGAATGTTTAAAGTAGCGTTTTGTACCATATTGTTTTTACGGACACGATGATACATCATTCGCTTAGCCGAATTAGCGCGGTAATGCGCCCTGGCGTAAGCATTCTTGTGCGCCTTGTTAGCGAGATACCACTGGCGATTATACTCGGACCTGCTCATCTTTTACTTCTCATGGTGTCCAATCGTATCTTCACGCTCTCGCAGGTTTCCATAACGG